GGCCATCATCAGACCTGGAGCTCCTTCGTGCGTCTTAAAAGTCCGTTTCAAAAAGGTTGAGTCCATTATCGATTTGGCAATGTAGGTGTCGCTGAGTTTATCCTCAGGCGTGACAAACACTCCGAATTTAGCAAGAACCCATTGGTAAGTCTCAAAATTGAGAAGTCCCAAGAGATTTTGCGTAACCGAGAGCATATAGTCATCACCGTAAGTCGAAAGTTGGCGACTTCTGGCATAAAATGCCATGTCAAGTCGCACAACTTTAGCAGCGGCCATCTCCATTACCTCCTTCCACATCCTCTGAGCTTCATCAGATACTTCAGGAATTTGTCCGGTCATCATCATATCTCGAAGCTCGAGGTACGCGCATCCAACGTAGAATTCGTTCGACGTGCTATTTGCTGGCGCAGTGGCACCGAAACCAGAGGGAAGCCCCTGATTAACGATGTACATTACATTGCCGCAAGTAGTCAGTCGGTGACACGATTCATCCATCAGAATCCGACGCACACGAGCGTTGTCCTCTCCGTCATCATACCAGCGGTTTGCCAGGTCAGCGTACTTCATCAGTAGCTCACCAAACTCGCCGCGGTCGAACTTCTCGTAATCTCCAACATTCATCAACTCGTGGAAGCGAGTGTGCTGATTGAAGAGTTCGGTCCATTCTGGTCCAGTTGGGTTAATTCCGATCCGTGCCGAGTGTTTCATTTTATTTTCTTGAAGGGCCCACATGTACATGCCAAAATACTTCCGAAAAAGTATGTTGTAGTCCACGGGTCCGATCACGAAATTCCGTGTTTTGCCCTCTGTGATTTTCTTTAAGGGCCTTCGCTCATCTTTGAGCATGTCATACCATACGCTGACGGCACGCATTTGCTTGAGCGCGAGACGTTCGCGATCATCAACTGCATCCTTCAGCTCTGGCAACATTTCGTAGACTTTCTTTCCCGATGGTTCGTCAGGAAGAGCTTTGAACAGAAATTCCTTTCCCTTTGCTCCACGCGGGCGTGATGTCACCCACGGAAGACCTGGTGAAGTATCCATGTCCATTGCTCTGGCTGCTCCAATTCCGTCAATTCCGTTAATTGCTTCATAATCAGTCAGTAATCGTCTCTCAGTCCACGAACTAGTAGCTGCCTCTCTCTCCCAGAACACAAGATCCTCAATTTGATCCATGTGCTCCTTCAAGAAAGGCCTCACTTTGCGTCCCCAACCAACAGCACCCGCTTGTAGCGGAGTGAGATGGTTTGTTCTGTCGAATCTTGGATCTTGTGGATTCAAGATTGATGGTCCGGTCAGAACAGGGAACACGCCATGAATGCGTGAAGGTCGTATTTGAGTTTTGGTTGGGAGGCGTACTTGGTACTCCCTTGGTGCCATACCCACAAGTTCAAGATTTGTTCCTGTGGGAATATCAACAAAGGCTTTTGTCATATCCTCCGAAATTCCTTCTGGTATCGGGATCCCGTTAAGTGAACCCTGAGCTTGAGGCAGAAACCTACGAAGCCACTCTTGAGTGATCGCAATAGTTGTGCCATAGCCAGGTCCACCACTAACGTGATAGCCGATGATTTTCCGGGTAGCTTTTGTGTTGTTTAGATACAAGAGTGATCCGCATGCTCCCTTAGATAGTCCTACATTGTAGGTAGCCATCTGTGGGGCGACATACGGAAGCATCTCTCGTTTTCCTGATGGTCCAACAACGTCGAGGTCATAAACCTCTCCAGCAAGAGCCACCTCGATCCGTCCGATGTTTGTTATCATGGGTTCCCCACTTTTCAGTCGAGTCACCACAAATCCAGGTTTTCCGTGTGCTCTTGCAAGCTCCTCGTCCGATTCAATGAAATGTGAAACGATGTTTGGGTGGGGGTTCATTGTGCCATCAAAAAGGTAGACACCTTTATCCACCGTTCGCATCTTTCCAAAGTCCTTGATTTGCACGAGATCCGATGTTAGCCAATGGTCGCGTTGGAATCGCACATAGTGCTCTTTTCCCATGCTTCCAGTCAATTTCAGGTCATCTCCATTTTCACAGTGAGCCAAGAAGTGTTGCGGGCAGATAGCCAAACGGCCAGCTACGAACACCACATCAAGGCCAAATCCTTGGGTTACGTTCTCTAGGTAGTACTGATTCTTTTTTACAGAATCAGCAACTGCCCATGCG